TCATCGGCTTGTCGTGGAGGTCCGAACTCTCGTTCGGCATCATCACACCAACCGAGCGGCAGATGGCCGAGAGCGTGCGCTGGGCAATCTCCTCCGCCGTCTTGTTCGGGTTGTTGAGGTTGAGCCGGTCCATCAGGCTTACGCCTTGGTGCGGCCCCTCGATGATCTGGCAGGTGAGCACCAGCATCGAGCCGGTCTGTGCTTTGGTAGGGCGCTCCTCACTCTTGGTGATCACGGCCTTGTACTTTCCAGCCGGGATCGTTTCGCGCGGAGCACTCGGCTCCACGACATTCGCATCGAATCCATTCAGTCTCATTCTCTTCTCCTAACTTGCTACAAAGGCTTCAAAAGGGTTTCCGCTCTCAAAGGTGAACGGCAGCGGCTGTGTGATGTTGAAACGGTTCTTGGTGACGCTCGAGGCTTGCGGGAAACAGATGATTTCCCGGTCGCCGGTCGAGATCGCCCGCTTCTTGTCACCATCACCTCGGACGTAGGTCTTGAGCCGGATCAGGCCCACGAGGTCCACGTTGTCGGTGTAGTGCGGCAGTGACTTCTTGTGCATCCGCACCGTGTATCTGGCGAATGGATCAAAGTCTGGCAGATCGAGCGTCTCGGTATCAGCGTGGCCGATGAAGACCACGTTCATGCCGCGTTCGTAGGCTAATGCGCCAGCCCATTCCCGCACCTGTCGGTGCTTCTCGGCAGCTGTATTGTAGCCTGCTCCGTAACCGCCACCGGCTTGGTTGATGCTCTTGGCCTTGGGATCGGCTGCAACAATCTCATGCTCGATCATAGTCGCAAGCTGCGTGATGCTATCAAGCACCAGCGTCTTGAAGTCATGCTCCTGCGTTGCCAACGCCTCGATCTGGTCAAGCACTTCCTGGCTCGAATATACCAACGGGAAAAGCATCACTTCATCGTTGCCAGCAAGGCTGGCGGTGCCGTCCTCGGTACGGATGAACACCGGCCTCGGAAACATCGCAGCCAGCGTGCTCTTGCCCATGCCGCCTTCACCGAACACCGTTGCGATAATGGGCCGTTGCCCTTTCGGGCGCTCGAGTTTTTTCAGATCAATTGCCATTCGTCTCGGCCTCCTTAACTCCGAGTATCCTCATAGCCTCTCGCAGGTTCTCAATAGCGCACCGCACATGATGATCGCGGAACACCTTGTCCGTCTTCGCAATAACCAAGTGGTCGCGCGCATACTGCAATGCGTCCGCTGCTCCGTAGATGTCCTTACTCATCGGCCACCACCTTTACGCCGATCTTCCCCGGCGTGGCCGTGATCGCCTTGGCAGCGATGGCCCAAAGGTCAGGCCGCTCTTTCGCCAGCCACTTGCATCCGGCATCGTCCACCTCGATCTTGACCTTGATCGGCCAAGCCTCGGCTGGAAGATCGTGCTTGACCGTCTCCCAGATTGCCAAATCGATCTTGCGATAAATCGGCTGCGTCAAGGTCACCTTGTACGGCTCGACCTTGTGCGTGATCGCGCCTTCGGTCTTTGCGTCCAGTGCTTCGGTGATATCTTGCTCGATCTTTCGACGCGCCTCGATGGCTTCGTCTTCGCGGCGTTTGGCTTCAAGCCAGGCCCCGCAAAGGCCCGTGATGTTGCTGCTCATGTCAGCCTCCTTTTCTCTCAACGGAATGGCTTATTGCATATTTTTGCAGGACGTGCAATAGAAAAAATTGCAATCACCAAACAGGAGCCAAGACCATGCTATCCATCGAAGACATCCGCGCCCGACTTGCCGGGGCTGACATTCCCGAAATCGTCAAGGCCACCGGCCTTTCCTACAACACGGTCAAGGCCATTCGGGATGGCGCTCCCGGCGCTCGATATGAGACGATCAAACTGCTCACGGAGTTTTTTGGCGAGAAGCAGCAGTGAGGGTACTGGTCGCTTGTGAATACTCTGGCACGGTGCGGGATGCATTCGCTGCCAGAGGCCACGATGCTTGGTCTTGTGACCTGCTGCCGACCGAACGCCTTGGCAATCACATCCACGGCGATGTGCTTCAGCATTTGCACCGCAACTGGGATTTGATGATCGCTCACCCGCCTTGCACTCATCTTGCCGTTTCCGGTGCTCGATGGTTCAAGGACAAGCAGATCGAACAGGCCGAGGCGCTCGACTTTGTGCATCGCCTCATGGACGCTCCTATCCCACGCATTGCCCTTGAGAACCCGATCAGCATCATATCGAGCCGCATTCGCAAGCCAGACCAGATCATCCAGCCGTGGCAATTCGGGCATGGGGAAACCAAGGCCACTTGCCTTTGGCTCAAGAACCTGCCGAAGTTGCTGCCCACGAACATCGTGGAAGGCCGAGAGGCGCGCATTCACAAGATGCCGCCGGGGCCAGATCGCTGGAAAGAACGAAGCAGGACGTTTGAGGGCATCGCCCAAGCGATGGCTGAACAATGGGGAGGCCGCACATAAATGACCATCATTGAGAGCATCAAGCAGTACACCGACCTCGGCTGGTATCTTGTCCCGATCCCGGCAGGGCAGAAGGGGCCGACATCCTACGGCTGGAACCAAAAAGACAAGGCGCTCACCGGACAAAGTGCCATCGACTTCTATTCCAAGAATCCGACTTGGAATGTCGGCCTCATCCATCAATGGACCGGCACCTGCGCGATCGACATCGATCACATGGAATGGACGCGGATCATCTTCGAGGGGCTGGGGCTAGACCTCGACGCCTTGATGGCATCAACTGCCAGAATCCGGGGCCGGGAGGGGCGAGGCAAACTCATCTTCCGCGCCCATAGGGATGATCTATCCCGCCATTCCATTGCGTGGCCGAACAAGGATGGCCGTGGCAACACAACCGTCTTCGAGTTGCGCGGTGGGCCGGTGCAAGATGTCCTGCCGCCGTCGATCCACCCTGACACGATGCAGCCCTATGTGTGGGAAGGATTGCCCTTCGATCAGATTCCGATCCTGCCGAAGCAGTTGCAGGTCATGTGGGACGAATGGGACAAGTTCCGCCCGCAAATGATGGACCTATGCCCGTGGAAGGTTAGGCCCGAGTATCAAGCCCCGGTTCGAGTTCGCGCGCCCAATCCCGGCACATCGGTGATCGATGCCTATAATGCGGCGCACAATATCGGAGAGTTGCTGGTCAAGTATGGCTATCGCCGGACAGCACCAAATCGGTATCTAAGCCCGAATAGCGGGACCAAGCTGGCCGGTTGCAATGTGTTCGACAATAACACCGCCTTCAGCCATCACGGCTCCGATCCGTTCGGCAATGAACACGCCTTCGACTGCTTCGAATTGTATCTTCAGTTCGAGCACGCCGGTAACATGAACGCGGCGATCAAGAACGCAGCCGCCTTCCTGAACATCACCACCGATCCGAGCCATGAGTGGACGCCCGAGGCGAAGGTTCAGATTGATCACGGCAAGGCGGCAACCCCCGGCGTACTGCCTTCCAAGCGCATCACCAGCGTCACGCCCGACAACCCGCTGGCATCTATCCCGGCGCACTTGCTTTCGATCCCTGGCGTGCTTCAAGACGTTGTGCGCTACTACGAGACAACCGCCATCAAGACGCAGCCGCAGTTTGCAGTGCAAGCAGCGATAGCCCTTGGTGCCGTTGCGATGGGGCGGCGATGGACAACCAGCCAGCGCAACTTTAGCAACCTGTACCTGCTCAACATTGGCGAGACTGGTTGCGGCAAGGAACACGCCAAGACGGTCATTGAGGCCATGCTTGATGCAGCACAGCTAGGGCATCTGCTAGGGCCAGCCGGTTACACATCCGCCAGCGGCGTCTTCTCGGCGCTCATCTCCCGGCCCATTCACGTTTCCGTGATCGATGAGTTGGGGCGAACGCTCAAGAGTGCCGCCAACCGCTCGATGCAGCACAAGGCTGATTCCCTCACCGCCATCATGGAATGCTTTGGGCGGCAGGATGGCGTGTTGCGGCCACAAGGATACGCCACCATCGGCCTAACCAAGGAACAGGCGGAGTCATTCGAGAAGGTGATCAGAAGGCCGTCCTTGACGCTCCTAGGCATGTCTACGCCGAGTGAGTTCTATGGGGCCATCTCAGGCGGCGACATCGCTTCCGGCCTCTTGAACCGCTTCCTCATCGTCAAGTCTGAGATCGGGGTTCAAATGAGCCAGGAGCGGCGAATCGTGCCGATTGGTGACCGCATCATCGGATGGCTCCAAGAACAGGCACAGGCGCACTCTGGGGCCGGAAACCTCACCGGCACCAATACCTATGACATGCCGCCCGATCCCGTCGAGGTGCCCTTTACAAGGCCAGCAATGGACATCCTGCGGGACTACGAGGCCGAGCTTGTCGGAGCGATCAAGAGCGAGAACGAAACCGGCCTTGAAGCGATGTATAACCGCAGCCGCGAGATCGCCATGCGGATCAGTCTGATTGTCGCTAGGTCCTTGCTCGAGACAGAGATCGGCCCGGAGCCTATGCAGTGGGCGATTGATTATGTCAGGTTCTACAACCGGCGCGCAATCGCCATGTTCCGGGACAACATGGCCGAGAGCAGTCATCAGGCGATCTGCAAGGCCGTCATTGCCAAGCTTAGGTCTTCGGGTCTCAAGGGGCTGACCGAGGCAGAACTGGGCAACCGTATATCGGCGTTTGATGCTCTGACGCTCCGAGACCGGGGCCAGGTGATGGACAAGCTGGTTGCTGACTACGGCATCCAATGCCGCCACACGAACAAGGGCCAGCGGGGCCGACCCAGAATGGCGTGGTTCATCCCGGCACCTGAGGCCACGGAAGATTGACCTAGGGACATATCATTTTGATAGGGCCTTGGAGCGATCCGGGGCCTTTTCTTATTTAAGGGGCCTTATTCGAGGGTGGGGCGTCACCCGTAAATGGATCGTGCAAGTGCTTGATGTTGCTAGTGTTGTATATATATAGAGAGAATTATACTATTTATATATATTACAGTACCACC